TATTTTTTCTTATATCGATCAACAATATTTTGACCAATTTGTTTTAGTCGTCTAACGTCAGACATGTTTTTTGGCATTGGTGCATCCCAGCGTTTAAATTGCATCGCACTAGGCGTTGGGCGACCTTGCTTATCTACTAAAGCGGGCATTGATTTGAGTATTTGTGTTGCCTTTCTAAGTAGGAACTTTCCTCTAGTGAGTTTCCTAGCTGGACTAGCTTTAGAAACATCCCTAACAGGCCGAGCAACATTACCGCCGGTACGATTATATTCAGCCATTTTTTGATTTGTACTTCGGTCATAGCGTTTATATTTTTCTTCAGCACTTAACATTAACCTATACCAGTTATATATGAAGGTATGCCAGCAGTATCAATAGTCTGATATTCACTAGAAGGAGATTGAGGAACTACTGGCTGATTAAGTCCAAGCGATTCAGTTATAGTATTAATTGCAGATGCTTGTTGCTCTACAGGAAGAACAGATATTAATTCAACAATATCTTTTAAAGACATATTTACGTTTTTAATATAATTATTAAAATCAGGCTCAGGAATTGGAACCTGCATTGCTTCGTCTCTTTGTTCTTTCTGTTTATTTATAATGGCTCTGTAATTTGGGTAGTCAAGTGTACGTAAAATTAGCTCTTTAACGTCAGGATCATTTATATCGCCGAAAATGCCTTGATTGGCTAATTGTAATGTCGTAGCTGCTAATGCAGATTGTGACTGAGGTAATGAACTACCAGCTGTTATTTCTACTTCGTATTCACCTAGTGTTAAGTCACTCTTTATTGTATCAATAGCTAATAACTCATTAGTCATCATGTCTCTGTCATATATGTTTATTTGCATTTGTCCCATTTCATCTGGCTGCATAGATGCAAACTGACTACCACTTGCCATACGTATTATTCTAGGCTGATTATAATATAGCTGTATTAATGTAACTGCCTTATTGCTAATACCTGATAAGAACATTTTAAAGTTACGTTGGATTTCTCTAATAGAAGACATTGGCGATTCGATAAGGTCTCTTACCATTTGGCCACTGTTTACACCAACAGGACGCTCACCAGACAGCATAATTTCATTAATACGAGCAATCTTATAAGCATCTTGTTTTAAGTCTTGTATATGTTGCCTTACAATTTGAATGTCTTGTGTAAGCTTGTTCGTCACTAAAATAGGTGGGGTACCAGCACTACCAGGTACACTATAAACAATGTCAAAATTCTTTTCTAATGTATTACGAGGAATAGATTCTTCTTGGACTACTAAGAAAGATTTGTATTTCATTAATAATTCCTGCAACTTGTAATATGCATCAATAATCTTATCTTGCGTGCTACAAAGATCTTCAACATCGCCAAAGCCAACTAAGCTATCTGACTGTGTAGGACTAAAAGTTTCAAATGGAAATCCAAACGGATAATCAATAGGTTTATCATCTAAGATTTCTTTTTCAGAATAAATAATCAAGCGACCGTTAGGATATTTAAAACGCTCTTCTGTTTTCATTTGCTTTTCTTGACCAGAATCTTTATCTAATGGAACAAGAACAGTGTCGTCTTTTAGATAGCATTCCCATAAAACAATGTTTTCTGTGGTATTAGACGGAACTAAAGACCCTTCATTCATATAGCCTTGAGCATTATTTTTTGTGCCACCTTCTGAGTTTTCCATACTCACAACTAAGTCAGTACGCTTTTCAGCAGCATCTGTAATTCGTGTAGACTCTGTAGTTAATTTATCAATCTTCTTAAGTACATCGGGTCTATTTTTATATTCATTGATTAAGTCAAATCGACTAATATAGCGTTTAACAAAAATATAGTTACAGTTTTCTATTGTGGTTGCATTAGGCTCAGGGTAAAAATCAACTGGGTTTACTCGTTCTATACGAACATCACCTAAACCATTATCAACTGATTGGTTCCAAAAAACTTTAGCAATGCCGATACCGTTTATAAGGCCGTCACGTATAACTTTTTGTGAAATGTTATCCATGTAAGTATTTTTTTTAACATTTTCCCAGCAGTCGTTAAGTATGTCTGCAATTGATTCCAATTGTTTTAAATTATCAAATGTCTGATGTGATAAGTTAGCAGGCTTAACATTAGTTGTGATCATTGCATCTAAAGCAGTTGTTGCTTTAGTTTCTATGATTGGCTTAATGATATTGTAATAAGAAGCATCACTACCCTTCACTGGTAGTCCATCTCTTCCATAGCCAACAGTAGGTGCAACATTCCCTTTATAGTATCTGTCAAATTTTGCAAATTTTAAATGGGTAGGTACACCGGTTGCTTTACTTTTCAGCTTGTTTAAGTATTCCAAAAATGGATTATCCATATATATATTTTAGTAGAAGAAGATGCACAAGACATTTCACTATAATTTATTAATAGTGCATCAAATTGATTTTGAGTTATATACAGTAAAATGACTGTAATGTATTTAAAAACTTAAAATTTAAGTATGAAATTTAAATATGGGCAGCCGTTACAACTAAAAGACGATATTAAATTAAAGTTTTATGTCGATGCTATATATCCAGCAGGCCAATTAGGCTACCAAGAGCCCCATTATAAAATATTATTCGACGATGCAAATTTAGTAATTGCTGAGTCACTTGCTTTAGTTCTTTTTGAAGAAAAGGTTGCAAACAATGATCGAGCTTTAAAGCCTGATAACACCTCTCAGGCTAGCAACCTTAAAAAAATGAATAAAGATGATCTAATTGCATTAGCAGCACAAATTGATTCAACCGGTGATTTAACTAAATTAAAAAAAAGCGAATTAATCGCCTTTATTGAGGAAAGTGGATCATTTTAAAGGTTCAATTGATTACTTTGAAGATCAAATAATGGCAGGAGGCTATCAAACAAAATGGATAAAAATAAAAAAAAAGAAGGATTTATGATTATCGTAGGTAAAAAAAACGATAAGGGTGATGATTACGAAAAAGAAGAAGTGATGGAAGAAAAAGAGGAAGTAGTTGAAGAGAAAAAAGGTAAACTACAGTTCACTCTTGAAGATTTTGGCGGGTATACGCCTATGGAATTGGTTTCCAAACTAGAGGAAGCCAAGGACGCTATCAGTAAAGGTAACGCAAAAGAGGCGATGATGGCTCTTGATAGTTGTATTGTTCGAATCTCAGGTAAAAAACTTGATGAGGAAAAAGAATCAGCTGTTAATCGAGGGTACGAATATCAACTTGATAAAGCGTTGTCTTAAATAAATCTTAGGAGGCACTAATGGCAGAAGACATCCAAGAGGAAGTCACAGAGGAGCAAGTCGAACAAGAAGCCACCCAAATTAGCTTTGGGCAAGGTAATGATGTAGACACTTCAGGTGACGATGCTGGACAAGTTGAAAGCAGCAATAATTCATGGGAAGGCGATAAAAGATACGAAGAGCATTGGGCTAAAGACCCTAACAAAATGTACGAATCTTTACGTTACCACGAAAAACGGCAAGGTGACTTTGACAAGCAAATTAATGATTATAAAAAGCAAGTCGATGAACTTTCTAGATACCGTGACGACTATAACGCAGTTGAAGAATTGTTTAATCATGAACAATTAGGAAACGAGTTATTAGGAGTCATAAATAAATATAATAATGTCGAACCAGAGCAAGCGGTTCAGCAAGAAGATCCAAATGCACAGCGGTTAAACGAATTGTTGAGCTGGAAATCTAATATTGAAGAGCAGGCATTAAATAGTTATTACAAGCAGCAAGAAGACGCTCAGATTTCTGAGATAGATCAACTCGCAAGCAAGTATAACTTAAAATATGATAAGCAGCAGTTTATCGATCATATGAACAAGGGAAACATCCCTCGTGAATATTGGTCTCGTTATTTTAAATCTGAAGCTTTGCCAACAATATTAGAAGCAAATTCTGCACTATCAGCAGAAAATGCACTAAAAAAATCAGCCAATGCACAAAGTTTAGCTACTGGCGCCAATAAGCAGAGACCTGCTGTTGGTAATGATTCTAGCTACAAATCAGCTCTGGATAAGATTTTAAATCAATAAAAGGAGAATAAAATGGCTTTATCAGCAGATCAATTAAACGAAGCTTTATCGGTAGCACATGACGCCATCCGTACGGAAATTCCAGACCAGTTCGGACAAGCAAATGCACTATTCAACAAGCTTTCTAAAAAACCAAACTTAGAGTATGTATCAGGTGGTACGCAAATTAAACAACCTGTTGAGATCGCAGAAAATCAATCTGAAGGTTTCTACGACGGTGGTTTTGGTGTTATCGATACTTCAGCTAACCAGCAATTAAGCTTTGCTACTTTCGATTTCAAATATTTTTATCACAACGTATCTTTCACTTTGGAAGATTTTACTAAGACTGACAACACAGCTAACGCTGTTAAGTCTTTAATCGTTGCTAAAATCGAAGGCGCTAAAAACAAAGCAACTCGTACATTATCATTAGCGATGTATGGTTCTGGTTCAGATTCTAACGGTAACGCATTAAACGGGTTCGCAGATATTTTCGCAGCTTCCGGTACAGCTTATGGTGGAATTACTAACACTGACTTAGATGACAGCACTACTTGGTTAACTGAAATCGACACATCTACTAACACAATTAACTACGCCAACTTAAACGAAGTTGTTCGTAAGCTAGTTGCTCGTGGTCAAAGATATGGAAACGAAATCGGCTCTTATGCCCCTGACATGATGGTTTCTAACTCATTCGTACAAGCTAAGTTCTTAGCTTCTCAGCAATCAAATCAGCGTTTTATCGACAGTGAAGATTTAGCTGCTGGATTTGCTGGATGTAAGTTCAACAACATTAACTGGTTTGTAGACGAATACAGCCCAGGTTCAGCTGACGGTTCTACTGCTGACAACGACTTGTATATCTTATCAACTCCAACGTTAAAGATGTGCTACAAGTATGGCTTTGAAGGTAAAACTGCACCAATGGATTTCAATTCTCGAATTCCAAACCAAGCAATTCAAACTAACCAAACATTCTTAGTTGGTAACATGGTTTGTACAGCTCGTCGTTATAACGGTGTATTCAAGTCATTACAATCATAATTAATTAGAAAGGAGAAAAATCAATGGCATTTATTCAATCAATCGATACTGATGATTTAACAAATCCAAGCTCTACTCGTAAATACGATTTAGGAGCACAATATGTTGACGTATCTAGTGCAGATGCAATTAAACCAGAGTATGTTTACGTTAAGGCACACGGAGCACTTACACAATATCAACCATACCAGCTTTCTACCTCAAACACGGCAGGTAGTGAAGTCATCTCAAAAGCACCTGCTACAACTGACTCAGGAGCAACTGTAGTTGCACCACAAGTTGCAGTAACTTCTG